TGAATTTTAAGTGCTAGATCAATCTTTATGTCAGATCTATTACTTTCATAGTATTCGTTAGATGTGATGCTAAAGTTGATGCCTATAACTTCCTTCGAGTGTTGAAGTTGATAGATTGAGGATCCAATAGAATTTTGCACCAAAACAAGAGTTAGTAAGTTCAATTTGACATTTGGTGAATTAGGAAACATTCTCTTCTGCTCCTTTTGTCAGTGCAATTTGACCGACTAACATATCAAAAGTCTTAGGTAGTTCTTTTGCACTACCATCATTCTTAAATCCAAAGAAAGTCTTTACATAGATAATGATTAATGTGCTCACCATTGGATTTGATTCGTCATTGATGTAAGAAGGATCGATCCCACAGCTCATCAAGTATAATTTGCAACTACTTATGTGAGTAGAGAGCTCTTCATCAGCATACGTTTCTGATAGTGGTATGAGTAGTGCTTTTTTTACAATGTCTAGTATCGCCATGAGATCAATCCTTTCTTATTCAATCAATAAGCTTTAGCTATTAGGCTGCAGCTTTCTTTTTAATACGAAGGAATCCGTTATACCCAACTACGTTACCACCAGTAAAGACTGAAGCCTTATAACTGATAATACCGTCTTTAAATTTATAATCTGTTGATTTACCAATTTCAACTGGTGAGAATACTGGCACTTCATAGTTCTTAAGTGCACCATAAGCAATACCGTATTCACCAGCGACTGTATTACTATCTGAAATTGCTTTACAATGCGAATTAATGATATATGGAATACCATCAATCGTTTTATTGACATAATCGATTGAGTGAACTTTACGTCCTTCTTGAGTTTTAAGTCCAGCAAATGCACGTAAGTCATTCTTGTTCAAGATAAGAACTGCACCACCTTCAACTTCTTCATCCCCACCATAAGCAAAGACAATGTCATCTAAAGTTGAATCCGTAATTGCTTCAATTTCAAGTGCTGCTTTATCCGCAAGTGCCACTGCAGCTTCACTAAAAATACCAGTGAATGTATTCGTTGTTCCGGCACCACGCAAGATTTGTTCACTAATTTTCTTCTTAAGTGAAATGTTGATATTTCTCAATACTTCAGCTTGATAAGGAATAGCTGGAAGTTTTTCTAGTTCTTCTGTGATTTCTGTGTAAGCAGTAATCTTAACTTTTGAAATCGTTAAATATCCAAATGCTGGTTCTGTTTCACTATAAGGTTGACCTTCAAGTGTCGTACCAGCAGTACCATTGCTCTTAACAAATGACTTCTTATAGGTTTCACCGCCATTTAAGTTAATGACATTAACTCGGTCCACAAGTGTTGATACTTGAGCGAATGGAACAGGTGCTAATCCAGAAGCTGTATGTTCAGGCAACAAGATTTCTTCACTTGATACTTGAATCACTCGATTCTCACGCAAGCTTGCTGCACGTTTCTCGAGTTTTTCTTTATCCATTTGATTACGATTATCAATGATGATTGGTTTGATTTCTGCTTTAGTAGCAATCGCCATTTTCTTATCAATCATTGTACGTTCTTCTTGAAGTTCACTGGTTTCATTTTCTAGTGTTTCAAGTTTGGCAATATCAGTTTCATTATCGACAAGACCTCTGATTTCAGTCAATCTTGATTCGATTTCTTTTCGTCTTAATTCTAAGTTCATGATTTATTTCTCCTTTTAGATTTGTGATTTTATTCTGATACGTTTTTTAATAATAATTGATTTTTGTTCCTGCTCTGCTAATTCCATAGCCTTTAGTTCTACATCCATAGACTCTAAAGAACGAGCGTATATACTAGTTGCATCATATGCTGGTGTATCCACGACCGACACATCATACAAACGTTCTATCTTTGTAATAGTCCTTTTTGGTATTCTACCTTCACGGTTCCATACTTGTTCATCAACTGTAAAAGCAAAACTCATCTTATCCAATAATCCACTTCTTACCATTTTGTAGATGTCTTGATTCGTATTGGTATCTAGTAATTCAGCACGGACTTTTAAACCAATATTATCTACTGTTAGTGATAAAGATTGGTTCTTGGTTCTGGCAATAATTAAAAAGGAGTCCATATGATTGTATTTCATAGGAACATCCTTCATTTTGGTATCACTTAAAGCTCTTGAATCGATTTCTTCAATGAATCCATATTCTTCATCACCAATGAGTGTTTCATTATGAAAGACTAGTGCATAGCCTTCCAAGATCATCTTGTCTTCTTCTTCATGAAGTGTGACATCTGCTAGTCTAGTTTCCTTGATCATCTTTTCTAACCTCAACTTTCTTAGGCTTTGTAATTGCTTGTTTTTGATATTCATATTCAAGCTCGGAATCTTTATAGAATAAAGACTCTAGCTTTTCCTTTTTACAATACTCATCAATAATAATTGCCTTTTGTTTCTGTGTTTCCAAGATGACTTTAAGTGCATCTTCTGAAATCTTTCCATTAACTGTTATTTTCATCTTTAGGTTCCTCCGTTCCCACTTGATATTGATTTGCTTTATCAGCATCCACAAAGTTTAGTGATTGAAGGCGTTTGTTTCCACCTTCTATAGGTTCTAATCCGAGTAGCGCTCTTGACTCATTGAGTGACATAATTCCTAGACTCATCAATTTTTCAATGGCTGTAACTTTGGTGTTCCATGAAGCGTACTGCAATCTTTCGCTATAAAAGATAATTTCTTCTCCACGTTCTAATTGATTATTGGTAAGTAAGCCTATAGAAAAAGCCTCGCTAAGTTGAATAGCTAAAGGCTCAATGGTTGATTCATAAAATGAATTAAATTCCTCTTCTGAATACTTGCTTGTGAATATTGGGACCGAGACACCAAAATAATCGAGTATTTTAGATTGCAAGAATTCTAGTGTATCTTTATCAATTAATTTCGGATCAACATCTAAAGGAATATATTCACTCTTTAGATCAATCGGAATGATAGAACTTCCCTTTGTGTTGACTGAATCAGAAAGTGCACTATCAAATAGTTCTCTTTGTTTTTTCTTATCGGCTTCTGATAACATACCGTTCATCTTAACAATACCTTTAATCTGCATAGAGGATTTAATTGCATTATCAATTCCTTGCAGCAGACTATCATTAATTGAGATCGTTTTAAGAATCGCCTCATGATCACCACTTGATCCATTACCACCAAAGATATCGTTTTGTCCAAAATGACGTCTCAAATGGATAATATTGTCGTATGGTAAAATGTATGATTCTCCATTATCAAATAGCAGCTTGATAAAATAGGTGTCAGCATTATCAACAATCATTTCAACTGTAATTGGTCTTAATGGATAGATACCTTTGAGTTCACCTGAATTCTTATCAAACTTTGGATAAATAAACGCATTATCATTCAGTAATAACAATGTAATCGTTTTGTAGATGAAATCGTAGGGAGTCATAATCTCGTTTGGCTTATACTTCAATAAAAAAGACAGTTGACCTTTTTTCTCGGTCACTGTCTTATCGTTTTCGGTTTTGATAAATCTTGGTTTGAGCTTAGCACATTGGCTCGCAACCCTATCAATGCATATCTTAACCACATCACTTTTTGAAATATTTGTTCCAAACGGTGTATAAAATGTATTTAAATTACTAATTAACTGGAGTGCATCAAATGATCCAGTTTTACTTTTCCTTTTAATAAGACCCATATGAACCTCCTAACAGGGTGACAATCTTTTAAAATGATGATATAATTAATATAAATATCATACGAAGGGGGAATTTAAATGCCTACTTGGAGCGAAATATTAAACGATATAAAACAAAATAGAAAAAATATTGATGATGTTAGACGTGGATTTATAAAATCACTAAGTGAATACACTGGAAGAAATACTATCATATACTATTCTGCATTTTTGACTAAACAACACCAAAACGTAGATATCAATGATACCGACATGAATGGTTTTATGGAAACAGTTCACAACCTTGAAAGGGATAAAGGATTAGATCTGATTCTACATACACCAGGTGGAAACCCTGTAGCAACTGAATCGATTGTAAATTATCTTAAGGATATTTTCAATTCCGATATTCGTGTAATTGTTCCACATATGGCAATGTCTGCCGGGACTATGTTAGCTTGTGCCTCCAAAGAAATAGTAATGGGGTATCATTCTAGTCTAGGACCTATTGATCCTCAGTTTGGTGGTATTCCTGCATTTAACATTAAAAAAGAATTTGAAGAAGCTCAAGAGCAGTTGACTAAAGATTCCAAGTCGTATTTTTATTGGAAAATTCTCCTTGATAAATATAATAAAGCAGATTATAAAACAGTAATAAATGCCATTGATTTATCTGGTATATTAGTTAAAGAATGGCTATCAAAATGCATGCTAAAAGATGAAGAAAATAAAGATGAGCTTATAAACAATATTGTCAATAAACTAAACGAAAATCAAGATTCAAAATTCCACGCAAGACATTTTAACCATACTTGGTGTAAGAATGTGGGACTTAAAATAAAAAACCTAGAAGATGATCAGACTCTTCAAGATTTGGTATTATCT